CATGGCTATTGGTCGTATTTCCGGTCAGCTCTTAAAGTCTAACTTACTCCGTGCGGGTGAGAATTTAGCCTTTGAGACAGACTTACTCTATCTGGATGTTGTGAACTCTCGTATCGGGATAAAGACAGCAGCCCCTACCACTGACCTAGATGTTAACGGACACATTCGCTCTACAAACATCACAGTAGATAATCAACTAAACATTGGTGACCTGCATTTTACAGGTAATACCATTACCAGCGATTCTAATACTATAAATTTCGCAGCGGCCGCAGGTGAAGCCACTGTATATCATTCAAGACTGCAGATAGACGATTTACAACTGCAGGGCAACATCATATCAACCACAGTTAGCAATAGCAGTATAGAGCTAGACCCTAATGGCACTGGTACAGTTAACATCATAGCTAATACCAATATCACAGGTAACCTTGTGGTCACCGGTAATGTCAATGCCACAGGCAATGTGGTCATTGGCGGAAATATACAAATCGGTGATGCACTCACAGACAATATTGTGATTAATGCCAGCATCCGCAGTGATCTAGTACCAGAAACCGACAATACCTACGATTTGGGATCTGCTACATATAGATGGCGAGCTGTGTATACCGGAGCATTGTACACAACAGCAGTCAACGTGCCTGCACTTGATGTAGGTAATTTGATGTTCCGTGACAACGAAATTACCACCACTACTGGACAAGATCTTTATATTGATGGCAATGGCGCAGGCGGTGTAAGACTAGGTAATTTTAGAATAGTCGACAACGTTATCACTAATGTGGTGTCAGATGCTGTTTCTCAAATAGCACAGTCCGGCACCGGTTATTTCAAAATACAAGGTACCAACGGATTTGTTCCTCCTAGAGGCAATGACGCAGAACGTCCAACTCTGTACGCAGTGTTAGGTATGACTAGATATAATATAAACTCAAAGGCTTTAGAAATATGGGACGGATTGACATGGGCATCTCCTGCTGGATCAAGCGGTGCTGTATCTGAAACCACAGCCAACGATATTTCAGCAGCATTTGCGATTGCACTAGGATAAAAATAAAATGCCAACCCTATTTAGACACGCAGTTACAACATCAGTAGGTATTACACCTGTAGATGTGTTACAGATTCAAGAAGGAGTCAGAGCCACAGTGATTGGTTGCAACATTGCCAATGTCACTGACTACGATACCGTGGTTGTTAACATGTATGTAGTTGACGAAAACTCCACACAGGCTACTTATGTGCGAGGTATTATCATAGCTCCTAACAGCACAGTTAAAGTTATTACACAAGGTGAAAAATTAATTTTACCTGCAACTTCAGGAATACGTATCGAAGCAGATACTGAAGACAGTGTAGATGTTGTAATCAGTTATGTTGAGATATCATAAGGATATATTATGCCAAGTACATATTATTTAGGTCAAAGTCCAGATGAAGCATTGGGAGATTCGCCAAGATATTGGTATGCCCTGCGCAGGAACGAAGACGGAGAATTGTTTCTGTTAAGAAGTGATCAACTCAAAGACAAAGACAGTATTGAATTAAATCTTCCCGGCGCACCTTCTGAAAACTTTGAAGATTTTGAACCAGGTGTTGATTATTTTGAAGGCATTGCTGCCGATCATGAAGTTGAATATGATAATCTGGTATGGACTCAATATCGCTGGGACAACAGAAACATGCTGTACTACATAGACAGTCAAGGTAGACTAACACAAAGAATTAATCAAGGATACACATATCCTACAGGACATTCAAGTTAACACGGAATAAATTATGGCAGAATTTAGAATCAGTAGAATTAGATACACATGGCGAAACTCATGGACCACTACCACGGCATACAATCGTGATGATGTAATTAGATACGGCGGCAGCACATGGATCTGTCAACGTCAACACACTGCTGGTGCATTTGCTGCTGATCAAGCATATCTTGCAAATCCTAGCGATTCAGCTCCAACTCCTGCATGGTTAAAAATGACCGATGGCTACGCTTGGAGAGGACTGTGGACAACAACTCCAACTTTGTACAATCCAGGCGATCTTGCCCTTGCAGGCGGAGTTATATATCTATGCGTGACTAGTCATACATCAACATCAACTTTTGATGCAAACATAGCCGATTGGGCTGTGTATCTTTCTGCAGATAACTGGAGAACTGAATGGGCTCCTGCTACACGCTACAGTATTGGAGATGTGATACGATACAACGGCGTGGTCTATCGCTGCATAGTAGGTCACACATCGTCGACAACAGCTTTAGGTCTAGAGATAGGTAACAACGATGCTGAAGACGATAGCACAGGTGAACTGTGGCAGGTCTACTACGAAGGTATTCAATATGTAGGTGCATGGACTGCTGCTACAAGGTACAGACTTAACGATTTAGTCAAGTACGGTGGAAGTGTTCTTCGCTGTGTGATAGGGCATGTAGCTGCCGCAAATATTACCAATGCCAATTTTGTCACACAATTCCCTGGACAGAATTTCTATGATGAATGGTCCAACGCAGTTTATTACGCAATAGGAGATGTAGTTAGACACGGAGGTTATCTTTACGTAGCGTCTGCTAATAATTACGCCAGCGTCAGTCCATCGCAGGACAGCGTAAATTGGACTGTGTTATCTAAAGCAGTAAATTTTGCAGGAACATGGGATGCAGACGTTGATTATAAAACCGGTGATGTTGTACGCCGTGGTGGAAATTTATACATCGCCACAGCAGATACCACCCATGATGGCAGTTCTCTAGACTATTTAGATATTCAAAACTGGGATCTAGTTACAGTAGCACAATCTTGGCGTAACACCTGGGTTGAAGGAAGTACATATAGTGTTAATGATGTTGTAATATATCTTGGTAATACCTACACTTGTAATTTAGAACATGATGCTACATCTTCTAATTTTCCAGGAGACAACGGATCAGGTTTCTTCTATTGGGATTTAATTCTACAAGCTGGCCAACCGGTTGGTATGAATCTACGTGGTGATCTGTTAACCTATGACCTTTCAGGAACGCTACAAGGTGATGGCAGCTCGTTTGGACCCACAAGAGTACCGGTAGGATCAGCAAATCAAGTGGTCATAGTCAACAATCAAAACAGTGTTGACTATGCGTTCTGGGGCGATTTAACCAGAGTACGATATGTAGATCTCGACGGAGTCGATGACAACACCAATCCAGAACGCGGTACTAGTTCTTTCCTTCCTTGGAGAACCATACGCTATGCCTGCGAACAAATGGATGATGGATTTAATGGTACTACCACTATCAAAGTTTCAGTGGGAGAATTTGAAGAAATAACGCCAATCATAGTTCCACGAAGCACTGTGGTTCTAGGAGCAGAACTTAGGTCTACAACTATAAAAGCATCAGGACCTGTTGCGACATTCGCTAATTATACTCCGGTGATGCTGGCAGTATTGGCCAGAATTTCTGCACTGGTAAGCAATGTTGTTAGGGGTTTACCTGTGGTTAAAACTGATGGAAACACAGAAGACCCTGTGATTCCGTTTACCAGTCAAGCAGTAAACACTTCTTTTGATCCCCCACAGTTTACACAGATTCCAACTGTGCCGCCTTCCTTTGACGGCTTTGGTAATGAATTGACTGTACCAGGGCCTGAAATTTATGAGAGTACAACTTCGATCTCAGTGCCCTTAACTGGTTTTGATACAGATACTATCGCTAGAATAGTTACAATAATCAATAACGTAACTGGGTATATCAACTTTTTTATTAATAGCACAGGATCGAATCCCACACTTAGCGGAACAAATTCGTTGGCCACAACAGCAGCAGTGTTGAATGTGGCCACAGCATTGCAGCAGAACAAAGAATTTTTTCAAGCAGAAGCTGTGGCCTTTGTATCTGCAAATTATCCTACTTTTAGTTCTATCAGCGAACTCACAAGAAAATTTGCTGGTAGATTTATAGATGCATTTACATATGATGTGAGATATACTGGTAACTACAAATCTCTATCAGAAGCTAGATATTATAGAAATCATGTGCTGGGATGCACTGAAACAGAAGACATGTTTTATGTAAGAAATGCCACAGGCATTAGAAACTGCACACTGAAAGGTCTTGAATCATCACTGAATCCACCTGCAGCATTTGATCTATATCAATTGCCTTTGGGCGGAGCATACGTGTCGCTGGATCCAGGATGGGGACCTGCAGACACCCGTGTATGGATCACTACTCGATCACCGTATATACAGGGTGTTACAACTATCGGAACAGGATGTGTTGGACAAAAAGTTGACGGCTCTTTGCATGCCGGTGGTAACAGATCTATCGTATCTAACGACTTTACACAGGTTCTCAGCGACGGAATTGGTGCATGGGTGTTGAATAATGCCAGAGCTGAATTGGTATCTGTGTTCTCATACTATGCACACATTGGATATCTTGCACAAGATGGCGGAATCATCAGAGCCACTAACGGAAACAGTTCATACGGTACCTACGGAACAATTGCAGACGGCATTGACGCCACTGAAGTACCACAAATTGCAAGAAACTATACCAGAGCACAACAGGCCATAGTAGCAGCAGCATTTGCTGGAGACTTTGTCGACGAAATACAGATTTTAGAGTGGGTCAATGCAGGTCAAGACTATTCCAGTGTAACAGCTGAGTTTGTAGGAGCTGGTATTGATGCTGAAGTGGTATTTGAAGATTTCCGCGACGATGCAGTATTTGAAGCTAGACTTCTAGATGCCAATGCAGGCACTGCACAAATTGCACAGTCCATAGGCGGTGGCGGATACACGCTGGTACAGAACAATGCCCAAACTGGTGATGCTACCACTATCACCATAGCCACTAATGATCCAAATTCTATCACAGAATATCTTGGTATGCGTATTATTCTTACCAGCGGTGCAGGTACAGGACAATACGGTTATATCGCAGCTTACAACAATCTCTCCAAAGTAATAACAGTATACAGAGAATCGGATGATCAACCAGGCTGGGATCACGTGGTTCCGGGAAAACCTCTTACAATACCTTTGCTGACTAATACCACATATAGAATAGAGCCTAGGGTGATTTTTTCAGCCCCTACATACGAAGCGCAAGAGATACTGGCACCGACTAATACCACCTGGACTGATATCGTCTACGGTGATACCACAGAATTCTATTCTAATGTAGCAGTTAACGAGCCTGGCACAGGTACAACCATAGACGTTGTAGCAGCATTGGCCACATTTAATGTGGTAAAACAAGGCAGAGATTATACCCTAACTATTAATAACGCAGGCGCAGGATATCAAGCCGGTCAGCTACTAACCATTGACGGTGACCTCTTAGGAGGCGCTACACCGCTTAATGATTTACTTATTTTAGTCACTGATGTCAGCGACGACAGTACCAACTCAATACTAGCTGCACAACAAAAAACTTACGGTACAGGCGAAGATAACGAAGCTGCCAGCGGACGATTTGTAGCAATCTCTTCGGGGGGTTCTGCAGCACTTTATAGCGACAACGGCGTTGATTGGACTGATTTCAATATGCCTAGCGCCGGTAGTTGGAAGTGTTTGGCAGCAGGTAGAATAACTTATCCTGCAGTAGGTAATTATCGATTTGTAGCCATACGTCAAAGCAGTGATGTTGCAGCCAGCTCATTAGATGGTATAAACTGGATCTCAACAAGCATGCCAGCATCACGCCAGTGGAACTCGGTTATATATGGCGGTGGTTTATTCATCGCTGTGGCCACTGATTCAAATTCAGCAGCATACAGTTTGAATGGACTCAACTGGGCCAATCTAACACTGCCATCGGGTGATTCTACCATCAACGAATGGACGGATATAGCCTACGGAAAGAATACTTACGTGGTGTTAGGAAACAGTGGAAACACTGTAGCTGTGGGAACTTATAATTCTACATTGAACACATGGTCTTGGCAGTACCAAATCATGGACGTGATCGCAGATTCTAGTGCTAAAAATTGGGTCAGTATCGCATATGGTAATGACAGATTTGTAGCGATATCCAGCACAGGAGATGTTGGTTATAGCTTTGATGGAAGCTTCTGGTTGCCCGCTACTATGCCATCACAGGACGGAAGTACTGCACATAACTGGAAGAAGATTCGATATGCACAGGGCGTGTTTTTCGCTATAGGTGATACAGGCGGCCGAGATATCGGTGCCGATCCAACAGCAGTGCCTACAAATTACGCAGCTCAGTCTGGAGATGGTATAGTATGGACAGCTAGAACATTGGCTTCATCTAAGGAATGGGTCAGCATAGCATTCGGTACCCCTCATACAGATGCTAGAGATTCCACAGTAGGCAAAAGCACTCCAACATGGATAGCTATTGACAACGCAGAAACGTTCAATAAGATACAGACAGGCGCACGAGCCTTAGGACGAGTAACACTGAGTTCCGGTATCATACGTTCGATAAAATTATGGGATCCAGGTTCAGGCTACACAGAAGGTCCTACCTGCACATTGGTTGATCCTAATAACGGGTCTGATGCTCGTGTTGAATCTCGAACAGCTGACGGTGTTATAGGAAGTACTAGTTGGATTAATCGAGGACTTGGCTATCGTACTCTCAGTACCACTGTCACCGTAACAGGCAACGGATTTGCAGATGTAATACCTAGCGGTAAATTTATTGTTATAAACGATTTAACATCATATCCAACTCTTGGAGCTAATTTAGTAATCGCAGGATTAACTGGATCATACACATTAGTAAGCCTTGATGAAATAGGTCTCACAGATAGAGGCCTGGCTGCAAGAATACGTATTTCACCTGAGATTAAAGTTCGTGATAATTTATCACATCTCACAGAAATTACAATTAGAACACAGTTTAGTCAATGCAGAATTACAGGACACGATTTCTTAGATATAGGCACAGGAAATTTTGAAGAAACTAATTATCCTGAATTGTATGCAGGATTTTACACACCAGCCCCGGAAAACGAAGTAGTAGAGTTAGATCGTGGCAGAGTATTTTATACTTCAACCGATCAAAGCGGTAACTTTAGAACTGGTGAATTGTTTGCAGTAGAACAAGCCACAGGTATTGTTACTATTAGCTCAGACTTCTTTGATCTGGGCGGACTATCAGAACTGAGATTGGGCGGTATTAGGGTGGGTGGCACAGGAGCAGTGGTTAGAGAATTTTCTACTGATCCATTGTTTACAGCAGATTCTAACAACATAATACCAACTCAACGTGCTATTGCATCATATCTTGCTTCAAGATTAAGCGTTGGTGGCTCGGAAATTGCAGTAGGTAGTTTTATTGCTGGTACAATTCTGGTAGGTCCTGATAGAATTAACAACGTTGCAAATCTGCGTATCATAATTCCAGTAAGAGCAGAATTTGATGGACCAGATTCCGCAGTAACTGGTATGATGTTGGCACAAGCAATGTTTAAAAAGTCGTTTAATTGAAATACATAACAAACTAAATATAGAATACGGAGTAGAAAATGGCAGAATTTAAATTAGGTAGAATTAGATTTGTATGGAAAGATACTTGGGCAGCAGCAACGACTTATTACATCGATGATGTAGTAAGATACGGTGCTCGCACATATATCTGTGCGGTGGGACATACCTCTGCAGCAGACTTTAATACTGATCTAGAATACAATCCAACTAAATGGAATCAGATGAGCGACGGTCAGGCGTGGACCGGCGACTGGAATGTCAGTACTTTCTACAAACTCAACGATGTGGTCAAATATGGCGGATTGTTGTATATCTGTAATGACAGTCACACATCTGCTGCTACTACAGCGTCAGGCCTAGAAGCTGATCAAGCCAAATGGACTGTGTATGCCGAAGGTTTTGATTGGAAAAATGCTTGGGCAACTTCTACTCGTTACAAGGTAAATGATTTAGTCAAGTATGGTGGATATACTTATGTATGTAATCTTTACCACACATCTGCAGCTACTACAGCAGCAGGCCTAGAAGCTGATCAAGCCAAGTGGGATACATTTAATCCTGGCGTAGAATACAAAGGAACATGGTCCACTGCTGTTAGATACAAACTCAATGATGTAGTAAAATACGGTGCTGGCCTATGGATCTGCACCACACAACATACTGCTGATGCTGCATTTTTAACAGACAGCACTGCAGGTCGTTGGAGCCAGTTTACTGAAGGCACTGAATTTGAAAACACCTGGAATTCCGCTACACTGTACCAACCAGGCGACATAGTTGTTTACGGTGGTAATCAATATATTGCAAAAACTGTGCATACTGCCGCAGCCGCTACAGAAACACCTACAACACAAGCAGCAAGATGGGATCTATACACAGAAGGATTTAAATTTCAATCTGCATGGGCTAACACTACATCATACAAGATAGGTGAAGTGGTATCCATCGGCGGCTATACTTATTTGGCAGCACAGGATTCTCCTTCAAACGCTTACACTGTAACAGCAGTAACAGCATCTACAGATGAATTTACTATAGCATCAACAGCAGGCATAGTAGTAGGCATGACTGTGAGATTTACTGGTACAACATTTGGTAATGTGTTTACCACAGCTAGATATTATGTAAAAACAGTAGCAGCTGGAAATATTACTATTAGTACCACATCTGGTGGTACAACATTTAATATCACTGCAGATGCTGCAGGCACAATGACTGCCACAGTTTCTGCAGAACCACCAAACACCACATACTGGTCGAGACTCAATGCTGGTATCAGCTGGCAAGGTCTATGGTCTGATGATCGAGATTATCTGCTAGGTGACGCAGTAAGATTTGGAGCAAATGCTTACATCTGTATGTTAGCTCATAGATCAGAAGGCGATGACGGATCTACAGTAGGTGCAGCAGGCGGCGGACAAGCCAACTCAAGACCTGATCAAGATACTGTAGGTACATACTGGAGTCTATTAAGTGTAGGTTCTGAAACTGATATTCTTTCTGTAAGAGGCGATTTAGTCTACTACGGCGGATCTGGTCCTACACGACTGCCAATCGGTCTAGAAGGACAGGTATTAACTTCCAATGGTGTAGATCCAGAATGGGTCACTCTAGGTGAGGTTGATCACACATATTTTGTAGCGACCACAGGTGTTGACGGTCCTTCACCAATACACGGCAGAACTTGGGACAAGCCTTGGAAAACTATTCGATACGCTTGCGAACAAGTTGAGAAGGGTCCTCGCAATCCCGATGCCCGATATCTACTAGAACTGAATCGTGTGTTTATTCAACGTGAAGTTACAGAATTTATTCAGCGTCAAATCACCACAAACACAGCACCATTTACTTCCGCATTCGTCTACGATGATTTCAAGTGCGAGCGAGATGTAGGTTTTACATTGGATGCAGTGATCTATGATCTATGCCATGGCGGTAATATTAAATCACGCGGAGTTGCTAATTCATTAATCGGCGGACTCAGCGAAGATGAGACAGAAGCATATCCAGGACTGGCTATTGAATCAGATGAATCTGTAGCTGCCTACAACTACATGCTCACAGTTGTCGGAAATGTATTAGCACAGACAGCCCCAACAATAAACTATCAGACACTGAACGGCGACAATTCTACTGCCACAGTAGCCCAATATTTCAACAGCGATCTCACAGCAGAAACCGGGGCATTGGCTAATGTGACAGCAAGTGTTACACTGATCACCGATGCAATTACAGCTAGAGCAGCAGCGGTCACAGCACCTCAGATAGCAGCTGCCATAGCCAGTGTACCAGCAAGACGTAGTCCTAGTAATCTAATCAACGTGGCCACCGGACGGTATCGCGAAACATTACCGATCATTGTGCCAGAACAAACCTGTATACAAGGCGACGAACTACGTTCGACTAATACAGGACCTGCAGGCAGTCAGACTAACAGATCTGATGCTGGCTACAGCATAGGTGCATTAACTAGATTACAAACAGTGGTTGATCAAATTGTACGAGGAGCTAACGTTACAGAAAGCTCAGGCAATACAGCAGTTCAAAGCGCATCATTCCCATATGCCAGCACCGACGAAGCAGCAGACGCAGCACAGTTGGTCAGAGTCATGCAACATCAGATTGATTTCAAGATCAGTTCTACGTTCATGGAAAGTTCCGCAGATCCTACAGGATATAACACATCATTCTTATCAGGATTCAAAGACGCAAGAACACTGCTACGTGAAAACAAAGAATTTATCAAAGAAGAAGTCACTGCATTTTTAACAGTGAATTTTCCTACTGTGTTATACAGCAGAACCAAATGCAAACGTGATGTGGCATTTATTGTTGATGCCATGGGCTATGACTTGACCTATGGCGGAACATGGGCCACACTAGTAGCTGGAACAGCCTACTTTGACGGTGATAACAGCACAACATTACAGATTGACAGCACAGAAATCGCAGCCACAGTGGCTGCTTATGGAAGAGTAAAGACTGTGGTACAACAGATTATTGCCAACACCACAGTGACCAAATCCACAGGTAACGCAGCAACTCAATGGACCGACAGTACTAATTTAACAGGCGGAGCAGCTGCCAACGCCACAGTAGGTGCATTGGTAGACATTATTACCAATATCATACAAGGTGATTCCACTGAGGCTACAACACCACAGATCACAGTTACTACAATAGCCACATCAAATACGTTGACCAGTAACAGCCATGGATTAGGTCTAGGTGATGCAGTGATACCAAGACGCACGGCTAACGGATTAGTCAACGGTGTGAAATATTGGGTAGTAGGTACAGTAACTACTAACACATTCCAGCTTGCAGCTACATACGGCGGCACAGTATTAGCTTCATTTACTAACGGTGCTGGATTAGACATTGATTTAGAAACCATAGATTACCCAACCGCTACCAACGCTGTGACATCAACCACTGCGTTGATTACAGCAGCAACAACATTAGATGCTGCTCAAGAAACCATTGTTCAAAATGTTGTAGACGATCTAAATGCAGTAGCATGGCACACTGACTTTGTGGTAGATGAAACTTCATTGACCTCAACAGATTTTAGAATTTATGTTGGTAAACATACTCTAGCACATACCTATGTCAGCGGCGGAATTGTAACCAAAGCCGACGGTTCGACACTGGCAGTTAGTAACTTTGTCTATAATAATTCCACTGGATATGCTGTGGTAACTACTGCAACACACGGACTGGCAGCAGGTGACATCGTCAACATAACAGCCATTATTGTGTCTTGCTTATCATCAGGTGGCGGTGCCGTTAATGCAATATTTCCAAATGCCTACAAAACTGACGGGGTTACACCTAAGATTCGATATCTCCAAACCAAGTGTGTTAGAGATACTCGATTGATACTAGAAGCTGTGATGTTTGACTTTATGTTCAACAGCAACTTCAAAACTAGAGAAGCAGCATACTCATATCTAAGATCTTCAGCAGCTGATGTGTTTGTTGGTAATCAAAAAACCATTACTAGAGACGCACTAACTAATGCCAAGACCGAAGCACTGGCCAATGTGGGCGGCAATGCAACTGCACAGGCTCGGATTGAAACACTAATGACCATGGTAGATGATATCGTCTACGGTGCTACCAATGAAGGCAGTCGTTGTGCCACAGGAAACAGAATGGTTGATTATGCTGTGCTGCAATTAGAGCGCAACAGATCATATATTGTAGCAGAAATTGATGCTTATATTGATTCAACCTACACCACCACAGTTACTGCCGCTGCAGGAACAACTGACTTGTTCACTTGCACATCAACAGCATGGATGCGTAGAAATGCTGCCATTAGATTCTCAGGCACAACATTTGGTGATGTTAATACAACCACTACTTACTATGTGCAAAACGTGGTTAGTTCAACCACCTTTAAGATTGCTACAACTAGAGATTCAAATACAGCGTTTAATGTTATTACCAACGGTAGTGGCTCAATGACTGTGAGTCTCTTCTACAGCAGTGAAGCCTGTCTGAGAGATGTTAACACTTATATTGATGCATTGAAATACGATTTGAAATATCCAGGCAACTACAAATCAAGATTTGCAGCAAGATACTATGCGAACAGCGTGATGGGCAGCTTGGAAGAGGACATGTACTATCTCAGAGATGCCACAGGTCTAAGAGACCAAACCATGGAAGGCCTAACAGGAGACCTTTTAGCTGTAAATCAATTTGGTACATCGCGAGTGAGTGCAGGAGCATATGCTTCGTTGGATCCAGGTTGGGGCCCAGAAGATTATCGCACTTGGATTATAACACGTTCACCATATGTGCAGGGCTTGACTACATTAGGTTATGCGGCTGTAGGTCAAAAGATTGACGGTGCATTGCACAATGGAGGTAATGATTCTATAGTTAGCAATGACTTTACACAGGTGATATCGGACGGTATCGGAGCATGGATTACCAACAACGGTCGCGCTGAATTAGTATCTGTGTTCTCATACTATGCACACATCGCATACCTAGCAGAAAATGGTGGACGTATTAGAGCTACCAACGGCAACAACTCCTACGGTGATTTTGGTTCAGTGGCCGAAGGATTTGACGCAACTGAAATACCAGACACAGGCATAGTCGACAACAGACTACAGTTCGAAGCAGTGATTGATCGTGTTATCACTGACGGATCTGCCTTACTGCAAATAGAATTTCAAAATGCGGGCATAGATTATACAGAAGTCAGCTATACACTCACAGGTGGCGGCTCAGGTCAAGTTGTTGAAATTGACGAATTCCGTGACGATGCTGTATTTGAAGTTCGCATGTTAGATTTGATAGATGACAGCACTGAAGCTCCTGAAGCAGAAGGTAACTTTGGAGGATTTGGGTATATCACAAACTCCAATACTGCGCAGGGAGGTACTTCTACATCAGTTACTATCGCTGCCACAGACGGTGAATCCAGCACTGCCTACATAGGTATGAAGATTGTGTTAACAGGCGGCGCAGGTGTAGGACAGTTCGGTATCATTAACACATATAATTCAGGCACCAAAGTAGCTGGATTAATTAAAGAATCAGACGGTACAGCAGGTTTTGATCATCTAGTTGCTGGTACAACTATTGTTTCTCCAGATGCTTCTACTACATATACTATTGAGCCTAGAGTAACATTTACTGCGCCTGGATATGCTAGTACGGCTGCAACACTGCCAACTAGCGGAGCATGGAGAGCTGTAAAATATGGTGAAACTGCTGCGGTGTATACTACACTGACAGGTACCTATACAGGTTCCGGTTCAGGAGCCACATTCACAGTGATACGTAACGGATGGAAATACACTCCATCTATTCAGGGTGCGGGAACAGGGTATGCTAGACTGCAAACAATCACTATTTTAGGTACCAGTCTCGGTGGAGCCACAACTACCAATGATTTAGTAATTACAATTACCGCAGTAAATTCTACCACAGGCGCTATTATAGATTTTGATCACAGCGGTTACGGTATCGGAGGCAGATATGTGGCTCTAAGAAGTGGCTCTCAAATAGGTGCAACTTCAGAGGACGGAATTTTATGGACCACTAGAACTAGCTTGATGCCAAGCGGAGCAAACTGGGATGCAATGGCTGCTGGCTTGTTTGACGACGGTTCTACAATAGGTAAAGTAAGTAAATTTGTAGCGGTAGCAGGTACTTCAGCAAACACCACAGCTGCATACTCTGAAGACGGCATCACATGGACTGCAAAGAGCATGGAAACGTCTGCGACATGGGTTGATGTAGCGTTTGGTGCACAAAAATTTGTGGCTGTCAGTAGCGATGTCACAACAGTGAGAATCAGCAACGACGGTGAAAATTGGGATCAAACTGGTACATTGACTACCACTGGGTTTACAGCGATTGCCTACGGTAAAAACAGATTTGTCGCAATTAAGAGCGGTACTAATGTGACCAATCATGCTACATCGACCACAGTCACTGGTGTATGGACTGCAGGAACATTGCCAAGTTCATCAAACTGGAACAGCATTGCCTATGGTAACAATAGATTCGTTGCAATATCTAATACCAGCGGTACTATAGCTGCATACAGCTTGGACGGAATTACATGGGCAGCCAGCACATTACCAGCTACAGCATCATGGACTAGTGTGACCTACGGTCAGGGGGTATTCCTTGCTGTGAGCACAACCACAGCAGCAGCAACATCACCAGATGGTATCACATGGACTCTAAGAGCCACCAGCACAGCAGCAAGCGGATTCTCTGCAGTGACATTCGGTAATAGAAACAGATACGGCCAGTTTGTAGGAGTTGGTGCTGGCACAGGTGATGTGGCTACATATATCAGAACAGGTGCTACAGCTAGAGGTCGTGCTAAAGTAGCTGCTAATAAATTGTTCCAGGTAAACATCACAGAACCTGGATCAGGATATGCTACAGCGCCTACTATAACATTTACTGATCCTAACAACACGTTCGAAGCTCCCGTAACTGTGAGAAAGAACAGTGGAGTATTAGCCAATCCTAGCTTTGTAAACAGAGGCTCACAGTTTGTCACAGGCAGCGGCGAAGTAGATACTGGTGATGGTTATTCAGATCTATTCCAAACTGGCACATTTGTGGCCAGCCGTAGACTCAGCGAACGACCAACACCAGGTTCCAATGTGGTGTTTGATCATCTGCCTAATAGAGTTTTCAAGTTGGTGAACGTGGTTACGTTCCTTGGAGAAAATCCAGGATCTCATACAGCGTTTCTGCAGCTCAGCCCTGCACTAACTATATCAGAAGCTCCACCTGACGGTACAGCTATCACCATGCGACTGAAGTACAGCCAAGTTCGACTTACTGGACATGACTTCTTGGACATAGGTACAGGTAACTTTACTGACACTAATTATCCAGGACTGCCATTTCAATCAGCAATTCCTGCAAATGAAACTGTAGAACAAGGTGGTGGTCGAGTGTTCTTTACTTCAACTGACCAAGACGGTAACTTCCGAGTTGGTGACTTGTTTGCTATTGAACAATCAACTGGTATTGCTACATTGAATGCAGATGCGTTTAATATTTCAGGATTGCAAGAACTTAACTTGGGTAACGTTACACTAGGTGGAGGATCAGCTACAATCACTGAATTCTCAACCGATCCGTTCTTTACCGCTGATTCAGACAATATTGTACCTACGCAACGAGCTATCAAGGCATTTATTGCTGGGCAGATCGGCGGCGGCGGAGCCAGCTTGAACGTTAACTCCGTGACAGCAGGTAGTATTTTTATCAGCTCAAACGTGATAACTACTGTGACAGCAGGCCCAATCAAGATGAATGCTACCTTTGAATTCAGAGGCGGGGTAATTGGCCTTCCTTTAGCACTCAACTACTTTTTAATATAAATATATACATGGAGAATAAATTATGCCAACAGGAAGACTAGGTGCAGCGGATTTACTCGCTGGGTCACCAACTACAATATACAGCCCACCTGAAAACACGTTTTCAGTGGTAACGGTAAGTATTGCCAACAGAAATGCAACAAACATAACTATAAGGTTAGCTATTCAAGCCGTGGTAACACTGGCCAATGCAGATTATATAGAATACGATGTTGTAGTAGGACCAAATGGTGTTTTAGAAAGAACTGGATTAGTACTAACTTATCCACAATTTATATCAGTACGTTCTAGTGCTGCTAACGTATCTGCTGTGGTCTATGGCATCGAAACAAATACAGCATAAGAGGAAAATACTATGGGTCGTCACACAAGAGTTGGTATCCAACCAACAACTGAAGAGTTTAATGTAGTAGGTACGGGTAGTACAGCTCTCCGGCCGACACTGCTTGCAGATCAAAAAGGTTTTCAATATTTCAATACTGACGTTAATCAATTAGAAATTTGGAACGGACAATATTGGTTTGTGGTAGGCGAATATCCAAACGTTGCTATCAGCACAACTCAGACCTTGGGTTCAAATCATGCATATTGGGTAAATACCACAGGCGGTGCAGTGACTCTATCTTTGCCTTTAACAGCAAGACAGGGTGATTACATAAAAATCACTGATAGTCATGGTCAATTTGGTACCAATGCCTGCACAATTAACAACAACGGTAATCCGATCATGCGAGTCAATGATACTATGGTAATAAATACCCCAGGTGCTTCAGTAGCACTGGTGTTTTTCGACGCAACTCGAGGTTGGTTATTGGAAGCAATTTAAACTATGCCATTTAATTATCAAACACTAAAAAACTATACCACACAATCAGTGGTAGATGCATCTATCGCAGCAGATAGGATTGCTTCTACTACAATTGCTGCTGATAGATTAGAACTTGGAAGTGTGATTGAAAGTAAATTAGCAGCATCAGCTGTGGCTCTTGGCAGTGCTACAGTCACAGGAACATTGCCAGTATCTAAAGGCGGCCTTGCAATTACAACATTCTCGGGTGCGAATCGAGCAATTCAAAGTGACGGTTCTGCACTATCACAACAACTACACGGGATAGCAAGTATAAACGTTTATACAGGTAACTCAACCTGGAACCGTCCAACTGGTGTGAAATACATAAAAATTCAAGTAAATGGCGCAGGCGGTGGCGGCGGTGGCCACGGAGAAGGTGGCGCAGCAGGTGGATATGCCGAACTGTTTTTAAATGTCACAGGAATATCTAGTGTAGGCGTGACGGTTGGTGGTGGTGGTGGCGGTACATATTATTCTGGTGCAGCTGGCAATGGCAACACTTCTAGTTTTGGTCCTTACGTAAGTGCCAGCGGCGGACATGGAGCCAATAGACAAAATCAACACTCGGGCGGCGTTAGTGGCAATGGTTCGGGCGGAAACTTGAACATTCACACAGGCGGCGGATATAGTCATCACGCAAGAGACTCTTCGTCTGTGGCTGAGAGCTTTTTTGGTGGCGGCACTAGCAGTAACTATCCCAACGGTGGACAATTTGGTCACAATCACAACGGACACTCTGCTCTAGGTGCAGGTGGTGGTGGCGCACACTTTCACAGCTATAGAGGCACAGATGGCAGACCTGGTATAATTATTGTAACTAACTTCTATTAAGAGATATCAATGCCATTTAATTATCAAACTTTAAAAAATCTCAGCACTAGTTCTTTTGTAGCCAATACAATAACAGGCGGAGATTTGTCTGCAAATGCAGTGACCACTACAAACTTACAAAATAATGTAATTACCAGTCAAGAATTAGCCACAGGTGCTGTTAATTTGGCAGGAGCAAAGGTAACAGGAACTATTGGCACAGCCAGCGGCGGTACAGGCGTTACAGCATTTGCTGGCGCCAACTTGATGCTGGGTGTAAATAGTTCCAACAACGGATTGACATTTAGAAATTCTGGAATCAGAAGCATGCAGGTGTTCACAAGTAATACTACCTGGACTCGTCCAACTGATGTACGTTTTATACATGTGATACTAGTAGCTGGTGGTGGTGGAGGCAGCGGCCACGGGGAAAGTGGAGCAGCAGGCGGCTATTCAGAAAAAATCATTGACGTTACGAGTACCGCTAGTGTAGGTGTGACTGTTGGTGGAGGTGGTGGTGGTACATACTACTCAGGACCTGGCGGAGATGGAGGCACTACTAGCTTTGGTGGCTTTATGAGCGCAGGAGGTGGCCATGGAGCCAATAGACACAATCAACACAATGGCGGTTTAAGCGGTGGCGGATCGGGCGGCGACGTAAATCTGCATCAAGGTGGCGGTGGCGGTCACGAACAACGATCAACAGGCATGGGTGGTTCTACATACTTTGGCGGAGCAGGGCCTGCAGGGCACCCCAACGGCGGCAATTTTGCACATAATCATCAAGGACATTCTGCTCCGGGCACAGGAGGCACTGCTGGATATTTCTCAGGTCACAGAGGTGCTGACGGCAGACCAGGAATTGTTGTTGTATATGAATATTACTAATAGGTAAAAAAATGCCATTTAATTATCAAACATTAAAAAATTTAACCGGAGCCTCGGTCACTGCTGGTAGTCTAGTAAATGCAAATATTGCTAGCAGGACTATACCTTCCGGAGATATCACAGACCTAGCTGTTACATCAGGCAAGCTGGCCAACAGTTCAGTGAGTTTTGCCACAGGAGTTACAACCGGCACTGCACCTGTAACGATTGGAGGTACTGGACTAACTTCAGTAGGCGCAGCTAATACCGTGTTGATGACAAATGCATCTAACAACGGTTTGGAATACAGAGCCATTGGTTTCAGCGGCATGCAGGTATTCACTGGAAATTCCACATGGAATAGACCCAGTGGTGTGAGATTCATCAGAGTTAAATTAGTTGCAGGCGGTGGAGGCGGTGGCGGGCATGGCGAATCAGGTGGTGCAGGCGGCTACTCCGAAAGAGTCATCGACGTTACTGGTACAGCTAGTGTGAGCGTGACCATCGGTGGTGGCGGTGGCGGTACATATTATGCCAATGCAGGCGGTGATGGCGCCACCACTAGTTTTGGTCCTTTCATGAGCGCAGGTGGTGGCCATGGAGCCAATAGACAAGCACAGCACTGCGGCGGCGTCAGTGGCGCTGGATCGGGTGGAAATCTAAACCTACACCAGGGGTCGGGTGGCGATCACCACTATAGTTTTGGTATGGGAGGAGCCACACACTTTGGTGGTGCAGCTCCTTCAGGACACCCACAAGGTGGCAACTTCACACATAACCATCAAGGACACGCTGCTCCTGGAACGGGCGGCACTGGCGGGTATTTTCACGGACATCGTGGATCAGATGGCAGACCCGGCATCGTAGTAGTTGAAGAATATAAATAAAAAAGTTAAGGATATCATATGAAAAAAGCGATTGTTACTTATCAGGGATATGTACAAGATATTGTAGATCCCGGCGAAGATTTTGAAATCTATGAAGGGCCAGGAGCCACTATAGCTTGGGTAGACGCACCAGATAATATTCAACGAGAGTGGACACTTGAATGGAGTCCTGGCCAACAGAAAATGATATGGGTAGAAAGGGATGCTGCATATACCGATAGAAAGGTAGCTAGAAAGGTAGCCTATGGACAGATCGAACAACAATTGGATTTAATCTATCATGATATTAGACAAAATGGTGTTTTGAGCACTGACGGCGATTGGTTTAATCACATTGCTACAGTTAAGACCATGATTGAGCGTCCACCTCCTGATCCAGACCCAGTAATATACACTGAGGAATATCTACAAGCACAGGCTCTCAATTCTGAGCCAAGCGAAGAAAAACCATGCAGACCATCAACAGTTGAGATTCCTGCTTGGACTAGGTATCCAGGTTGGAAGGGATATAATTCGCAATAACATTTATAGACTCACCCAACACACCCTAGAATTTCTAGGGTGTTTTTTTATCTCAATAAATACTGCATGATAAACTATTGGTTCCCAACCGGTATATATCACTCGATATATCCCGAACATGCTGATTTAAAAAAAGAATTATTGAAAATATTACCTAGCTCTCTGCCAACTACAGAAGGAGAGCAAGTTGATGGTTGGCCTTTTTGGACCAAACAAAACAAAATAGGAGTCATAAATCCGTTGGCAAGCTCTAGTCCGGAAGTAGATATATTTTCTAATTGGGTTGTTGATCAAGTCACAGAATTTTCAAAACATTATAACAGCACAGCATCCTACAAAATTGAGCAATGTTGGGCTAACATTTATCAAAAAGGTGATTTTCAAGAACCGCACATACATCCGACGTTTGATTTCAGTGCGGTGTATTTCATATCAATACCACCCAACAGTGGTAAATTAATTTTTGAAAACAGTCTTGCTACGTCTGATATGCGTCCAATAAAAACCAGTCAAGAAACAGAATTAAATAGTACCAGGGCAGTGTATGCGCCAATTGAAGGGCAGCTTGTAGTTTTTCGCAGCAACCTACGACATGCAGTACTTCCCCATAATAACACTGAGCCAAGAATCAGTCTTGCTTTTAATCTAATTGAACAATAATAACTTAATTTCTTTTAAAGATATATCAGAGTTGTTTAATCCCAAACAATGGGACATCGGATATCTTTCAGCCGAACGATTATTACAGTGCTCGTTGTCGCCAGTAAAAGTAGCCAGTCATCCTTACGGAAATAATTTTACAAATAGTATTCATTTTCAAGGATTAACTAATGCAGTGGTTTTAATCCGTGATGGGCATCACTGGGACTATACACACTACGACGAGTCAGTTAACATTTTAAAGAACAGCAACTTTAAAAATTGGTTTTCAATTTATACTAATTTTAAAGATGCTGCAATATTATCAGGAATTGGTGTACGAGCTAGAAACTCGTTGATATATAATTATAAGTTTGGATTTGATTGCCATATAACAGTTATTGGGTTTAGAGAAGAAATTATAGACATTCCTGCAAATACAAGAATTAATTATAAACTCTGGACTAGATGCAAAGACTGTGATGATTGCATCAAGGCATGTCCAGTGGGTGCAATTCACGGAACAGAAGAACCATATTGGTTGAATTCAATGGACTGTGATAATTTCATTGGATCATCTGATCATCCCACTATTCCTTCTATTAAGAAATTTTGGCATGAAAACGTACATCCAGAGTTTCCAAAAGAAAAATTAGACACCATCAAAACTATGTTTCAGGTCAAGGACACATTCGGTGGTCCGTATCCCTACGATGCAAACGGGTTTACTTATGATGGACAAGTGGTAAGAAAAGACGGTGAAGCAGTAAACATTCCGTTTTGCAGAGAATGTACCTCTCAACCTAGATGCAGTAAATGGAGTGGGAAGTATCCTTATGAGCAATACAGAACCCCGGTAATTCCTATCAAAGCAATATAAAATTATCACAATAGCGGATCCGTTACTTTTACATCTATAAATAACTCACACAAGGAATACACAATGAACGTTAAAACAGTTACAATTGTCGGAGGCGGAAGCTCTGGTTGGATGACCGCCGCTGCTTTATCCAAGCTATGCCCCTTCTTAAAAATCACACTCATTGAATCTCAAAAAATAAAAACTGTGGGTGTTGGCGAAAGTACTCTAGGACACATTAATAAGTTTTTACACATGCTAGATTTGAAAGATGAGGATTGGATGGCAGCGTGTAATGCTACATATAAAAATTCCATTCGATTTACTAATTTTAGAGAAGGCAAGGGTGAATCATTTGAGTATCCGTTTGCTCCTGGATTTGATCTCACAGACAAGCCTAATGGTCTAGCTTCTTGGGGCGAGCTTGCAGCAGTATTTCCTGACGAATTTGGACCCGAATCCTTTGCAGAGTTTTTCTGCACAGGAAATACCATGTTGGCCAAATATAATAAACAGTCGAAGAATGAGCAAGGAGCATTGAGAAATTTCAACTTCAAATACGACACTGCATATCACATGGATGCTGCACTATTTGGAAACTACTTGCGAGATAAAATAGCATTACCCAATGGTGTTACACATTTACGCGGTGATGTACACAGTTATAAAAAAAACAAGTCGGGAGATATCGTTCAGATATTAACTGAAACCGGCGAAGAGCTTCAAGCAGATTTATGGATAGACTGTACTGGATTCAAATCTATTTTATTAGAAAACTGGATGGGCTCACAGTTTGTGCCATTCAAAGACAGTCTTGCCAACGACATGGCTTGGGCATGTCGTTTACCATACATTGACAGAGAACGCGAAATGCACAATGTCACTGACTGTCATGCATTGAACAACGGCTGGGTGTGGAATATTCCATTGTGGAATAGAATCGGCACAGGCTATGTATTTTCAACAAGATTCGTAACCCCGGAAGATGCGCAAAAAGAATTTCGTGCTCACCTGGCTGTAAAACACAGTCCCGAAATTGCAGAACAAGCAGAAATGTTTCCTGTAAATATTTCACATGGAAAGCGTCGACGAGCTTGGCTAGGAAACGTAGTAGGCATAGGGTTGAGTTATGGATTTGTTGAACCATTAGAATCTACCGGACTGCTTACCACACATGAAAATATTTTAAAGCTGGTAGAAACTTTGACTCGAAGAAATGGGTATGTTTCTAGAATCGAAAAAGATGGGTTTAATCTAGCTGTTGATAGAGAAGTTACTACATTTAAAGATTTCGTTGCTATGCACTATGCGTTTAGCATGCGAACAGACACTCCATACTGGCGTTGGTGTACACAAATAAATGAATATGCACCAGACATGATGAATGATTTTATGGCCACCCATGGCGGCTTTGCTAACTTCATAGGAAATGTTACAAGTAATCAAATATATCCTGCCGACATGCAAGGAGCTATGTACATTGCAGCAGGACAAGGTATTAGGCCCGAATCTCTTAAATCGATGGTGTACTACAAAGATTGGACTGGTCTAAAGACTCAAGAATTAAATGTAACACGGCGCAATTACGAACAATATAAAGACTATGTGATCGAATATGTTAAAAATTGCCCATCACACTACGAATTTTTAAAACAAAATATATATGGCGGTGTTGATGAGCATTCTGTGTAAGAAATTATTTGGAAAAATCTGGAAAAAGAAGCCCTGGGTAAGATTTTACTCTATGGAACCAGGAGTCACAACACTATTTCCTATATATCCGTCCAAGCAATTGAATCGAAAATATAGAACTTGGCCAGAAGAACCAAACGTGATGTCGACTAAATCTTGTCCTGGCATATTAAAACTTACATCAACCGGCTGGATAATTCCAGCACCTGCCGACTTTATAATAAAAGTAGATGATAATGGCATATCTTACGATTGGCGAGAACCTTGGAGATTCAAAACAGGTCCCGAATATCCGCCCGACGTAGCACGTTATGTGTCTGCGGTACACGGTCCAAATCAAACCATGTGTTTATTAGACGACCCGTCGGAGGTGTTGAGTTGTATTGTAAAAATAGAAACACCGTGGAGAGTAGAAGCATCTGACGATATTGTGTTTGTTATGATGCCAGTACACTATAATAACGAAGACCGATTCTTTTCAGCTACTGGAATTTTAGACAGTAGGTATGGTTACAATTTAAATATTCAATTATTCTGGAAGAAAACACACGGCGAAACATTGGTAAGAGCAGGAACACCACTGTGTCATATTATTCCAATGAAAAGAGAGTATCTATCAACAAGTGCATACGACACAGTCATTGATGAAGCTGATGCCACAGATTGGGTCAGAGAAAGGGCATGGGTGTATGCTTCTAATTGCGCCATAATGCAGACCGACTCGTTGTCTGCAAGATTAAATAGACTGTCTAAAATTTTAAAAAATTACACAAAAAGGAAATAAATTATGTCACTAAAACAATCATTACTGGATAAAATTGCTGCGGTTGAAATCGAACACGCAAAATTTCAAAAAGAATTGCAAGATCTAGAAGTAGATTTCGCCAATGTTAAACTGAACCCTTATGGAATTACTGCTATTGATTTTTCTAAAAGACAAGAATTGTCAAGCGATGTATTAAAAATGGAAGGCTGCTTGATGGGATTGCAACTAGCAGTTGAACTGTGCGATGCACCAACCGCCTAACCAATTATCCTACGGCTCGATAAATTTATTTCAACCAGTCCTATGGAAATATCAATATTCGTTTGATTGGAATTTGCTCGAAACTAAAGTAAATTATTTGTTTTCGCAAATAAAAACAAATAGTCTGCTAGAAAAAAATGCTGCATGGTCAACAGTTAGTTGTGATAGAGATATGCAACCTCATCATTGGCCTGAATTTCAACATTTTATTGATTGGCTTGATATCATTATCCGCGGTATCGCTAAAGATCTAAACTTTCAATTTGCAGATTATAAAATTACTAACTCGTGGATTAACCTTCACAAAGAGCTAGGCGAAACCATTGAGCATAACCACAATAATTCTACTTTTGTAGTTTCAGCATATCTAAATTGTCCATCTAATTCAGGAAACATAGTTTTTAAAGATCCTTTAGAATATCATAAATCGGCTTGGCCTATCTTTCCCGAACAACATCTTTACCAAGAAGTTCCTGTAACTACAAATGATGTATTAATTTTCCCCGGATATTTAAAACATTATGTACAACCTAATTTAAGTTCAGAAGATAGATACGTGATAACATTTAACATACAATGATAAATTTTAAAAGATGTGATCCAGATGCCAATAGTTTTAATCAAACTATAAAATATAAACCGATAAAGGACTGGAAATTTGAATTTGTAGAACTAGACTATAAAGTTGGTTATTGGATTGTTGACGATCCGTTTCTTGATGATGGGTTTGAATTATTTAAAAATATTATAAATTGTTTCCCTATACAGAAAAGCAACAGTTTAGCTAGCTCAACGCAACCTAATCCATTTGATACTGTGCATGTTCCTGAATGGGTCCACAAAGATCTTTGTCTATTGGTAAGAGATTTTTATCTACAACAAGTTGACACTCCGGTATTTGAACCTCAAGCGCACGAATGGGGAAACGTATATTATAAATCTTCTATTAACCCCATTAGTTGCTGGCGAATTCCTCATATGGATTACGAGCACGGAATGGTAGCCAATTTATGGTTCACTGATCACGAACTGCAAGACAGTTGCACAAAAATTTATAAGTATCATGGAGAGGTAAAAGATTTAATATACGACTTTCAAATTGATCCAACACATAAAATGCACGAAGAATGGCGGGCGATGGCAGAAATTCCTACAAAAAATACAGGATGGTTTAACTCGCCAGATATTGAATTAGCTAGATGGGGGTTTGAATATCTAGGAAGCGTTCCTACTAAAGAAAAGACATTATCAATGTATCAAGCTAACACATGTCATACTCCGTTTATTTCGCCTAATGTCGATTTTAGATGGAGTCATGCATTTGCCTTTTCTCATTTAGTAAGTAATAATTTAAATTTACGGGATTATTTTAGAATATGAGATATGAATTATATTTTCCTACGCCAATTTGGTGGGAGGATACTGATGATATTGCAATCGAGCCGATATCAAAGTTATGTTACAGATTACGCGATAATGATCCTATTGGCAGAACCTTGAGTAATCAAGGAGGATGGCAATCACAAGACTTTGATCCATGTGCCTATCCAGAACTATCAGATCTACATAAAAAAATATTAAATCAGGCACAAAATTGTGTTCGAGATTACGGGTACGACGAAGATGAGTGTATTCTAAGCGTTGGAAACATGTGGGTAAACATCAACGGAGAACATCATACCAACTCTGTCCACATTCACGATAACGCATTTGTATCCGGTGTTTTTTATGTAAAGGCCGAACTAGGACAAGGCCCTATTAATTTTTATAAATCACATTCACAAGATTATATTGTAGCATCGCAGGCGCAAATAAAACACTATACACCGATCAGTGCATCGGCTATGTCATTTCAACCAAAGATAGGAAAATTAATCATGTTTCCCGGATATCTGCCACACGGTGTTGAAAGAAACGGAACAACTGATGAGAGAATCTCTATCTCGTTTAATGTAAAACTTATGAGGAAAATAGATGGACTTTATTGGTCAAAAAATTCTAAGTGAAACTGAGTTACTAAAGAATGACAATCCGCATTTCTTTAAGAACTTTATTTCAAATTTTAATTCTATTGCATCGTGGGCTGACATAGAAAGTTGCCTAAATCGTCCCGAAATTTTTAATTTTGAATTAATTGATAAAGATTCAAATATGAAAATAGATATACCTCAAGCCAATAAAACATGGGTATGGGATCATCCAGTTCAAGATAAAGGGTTTCTATTTGACAAAATTAATCGCGGTCACGGACTGGTAATAATGAACTACGCCTCATATAGCGAAACAACCAATAAGTTAGTTCAAACCTTTGAAAGATTATTTGATGTAAATGCTGCATTACATGTGTATTGTGGGTTAGAAGGTGCTGGATCTTTTCCAATTCATGATGATTATCCTGTGAATTTTATTATACAAATTGAAGGAAAAACTAGATGGAAAGTATTTCATAATAGAATCTCTAATCTTTATCAAATTGGAACATTAAATAATCAACGATACGATAAAACAATCAATGAAAGTGACTTACAAGTAGCAATAGATGTTGAACTTGAGCCCGGGGACGCATTGTATATCCCTTCGAGGTGTTATCATGTAGCTTACCCTACCGCCAAAAGAATAAGTGTTAGTATACCCTGTTGGATAAAATACCCCAGCGATCCACCAAACAAAAGCTCAGATAGAAATTGGTATAGTATAGGAAAACAATGATGCATATAATTCCTCTAACAGTTGTAGATAATTTTTTTGATGATCCCGACGCTGTGCGGGAGTTTGCACTAGCTCAAGAATTTTTACCAGACCCTACCGGACATTGGCCCGGAACCAGAACGAAATCACTACACCTAATAGACAACGATATTTTTGACATTTTTGCAAAAAAGTATTTTTCTTTATTTTTTGCTGTTGAGAAACTAGGATGGACTGTTGATGCACGATTTCAAAAGATTGGAAAACAATATGGTAAAGGCTGGGCACATAACGATATCGGAGTGATAATTACAGGGATAGTATATTTGAATCCAGCTCCCGCACCAAATAGTGGGACGGTGTTGCTAGATAAAAGATCTCTTCGGTCTAACTCGAGATTAAATGATAAGCAGACAGAAAAAACAAATTTTTATAAAAATTTAGCATCCGAGGAAGATGTTGAGTTATCTAGGCAGCGTAATAATAATGAATTTAATGACAGCGTGATCATAAATGCAAAATACAATAGGATGGTAACTTTTGATTCCCACATCATTCATTCCGCCCAAGACTATCACGGAGAAAATGATCAAGAAAGGCTCACTTTAGTTTTTTTTGTAAATGATGTAAGCACAGCCAACACACCAATTTATCGAAGTCGCTGTCACATACTATAATAAGTAAGTTTGTAATTTAGGACAAATAATGTTTAAACCTTTAGAAATAGAAAATGTCGTAGATCAGAAGTATCAAAATGAAATATATAATCTAGTTACAGATATAGAATTTCCTTGGCACTTTATGGAAGATACAACCACGGAAAAAGCCACCGAAAAAACATCATCTACTCCTGCGTTTGGAAATTTAATCTATCATCCTGGGAACTCACAAAATCCTTATGCCGATTTTTTCAAACCACTAGTCAATGCCATAGTAGATCAAGCAAACATGGAATTGACTATGGTTCATAGAATAAGATTGGGTTTTCTACTTAATACAAAATATTCATTGGTAGGAAGTCCGTATCAGCATAATGCAGTTCATAGAGATCTAGAGACACCGCACTGGACAGCAGTCTACTATCTAAACGACTGTGACGGATCAACAGTGATTTTTAGAGAAACTGAAAAAGCCGAAAAATACTACCCACTACATAAAGCAGAACCAAAAAAAGGTAAAGTTGTAGTATTCGATGGTCTTCATTATCATGCAAGCACCTGCCCAAAAGTTTTTAATAAACGACTAGTATGTACAATAAATTTTTCAGCTGAATTAAAATGAAAGAAATTATAGAAAAATATCTACAAGAAGAAGTTAACAGTCGCACGATGATCAACCGGCTCGACTTAAAAAATAGACATCTGCATACGTATTTTCCAACCGTGGTGTTGGATAATTTTTACGAGTCTCCAGATCTAGTAAGGGCATGGGCATTACAACAAGAATTTTTTAAAGGTGAACGCGGAACTTGGCCCGGTCTGCGCACCGAGCTATTGCATAATTCCAATACAGAATTATACAATTTGGTGATTAGAAAAATCTTTCAAGTAGTAAAAGACTACGGAATTCAAGAAATATATGATATGCAAACCGGGTTTCAGCTCATTGACGAAACCTGGGGCACCGGCTGGGTTCACGACGACGATCCAAAATTAAATATTGCAGGCCTGATTTACCTATCTCCAAATGCACCAACAGAATCAGGCACTACGCTTTATTCAGATAGCACAGACTTCAACGGTGAAAAGTACACTAAGATTTTTATGGACGATGTATTTTCCGCCGAAGAAGACAGAAGTAAATTTGCCAAATATCGACTAGAGCAACGATCGCATTTTACTCCTACTATACGAATAGGAAATGTATATAATAGATGTATTATTTTTGATACTAGAAATTGGCATAGTGCAGACAATTTTTTTGGTAAGACTAAAGAAGACACTAGATTAACAAATGTATTCTTTTTTAAGGTAAGATAATTGTGATAGCTAATACAAAACAACATTTTAAAATTATTGATAATTTTTTAGAATTACCTGGGATGTGGAGAATTTTTGCATTACAACAGGAATATCTAAAAGATTATTCAGAGTATCCCGGAAGAAAAACCAAGACTCTAAATGAGCTAAATGATGGCATGTTTCATTCGTTAGCAAAAAAAATTATTCCGCATGTAAACGGAAAGAAAGATTTTCAAAGATTAAAAATACAATTTGCTTATACTAACTTAAATGAATTCTCAAATGTTTCACATCAAGACGAGCCTTTTTACAACGTAGCAGGGTTAATTTATTTAAATGAAAATCCTCCAGCAAATACAGGCACTGTATTTTTTAATAACGCAGTTAGTGGTGAACTAGTAGAAACAATAACGGTAGAAAACGCCTATAATAGAATGATCATTTTTGACCCAGCTCATTGGCATGCTATTGTAGGTACCTTCGGCGACGATTTAGAAAGCAGCAGACTTACAATAACTTTTTTCGGAACAGCGGTATGAACGATAATATATATGAAATTGAAAATATAATTCCTATAGATTATCAAAATCACATCGAAAAAATCATGTTGGGATCAAATTTTCCCTGGTATTATAATCCATCTTTGGTTAGTCCTGATCAAGAATTTTCACAGCGAGCAGATAATCATCAGGGATTTAATCATCTTTTTCTTGAAGCAGGAAAAATCTCACCACATTTTGAATCTCTGTACCCGTTGGTGCTGAGTATCACAAGCCAGCCATGCATCGTTTCTAACAATCTTGTGCGTATGCGAGCTAATCTTACTCTTAATAGTGCAGGGTCTTCGTTAGAACATCATCTTCCGCATATCGATAGCTTTTTCCCGCACTATGTTGCTATCTATTATGTAAATGACAGCGACGGCGACACGATTATTTTTAATGAAACTAATGATAGTTACGACTCAGGTGATGCAGACATTAACAAAATTAAAACAGGCCCTTTTACCATCAAGCGTAGAGTGACTCCAAAAAAAGGAAAAGTTTTAATATTTGAAGGAAAATATTATCACACATCATCCTGGCCTATAGTAAACAAGTGTAGAAGTGTTATAAACATAAATCTAGAAAACGTTGTGCTCTAATAACCATGCGCGACTATATTACCCATCAATCAGATTACATTAAAAATAATATTCAAGATATTATTACACATACACATCTGGCTCACAAAACATTTGAAAAAATGTACCCTGACACTGATTCAACATGGACGTATGACAGGTATAATATTTTTAGTCTAGCCGGACCGTCGACTGTGTTTTATAAAGTATTTAAAGAACTGCAGAGTGTAATAATACAGCAACTAGGAACCGATAACGAATTATGGATACAATGCTGGGTGAATTATATGTCATATGACGAGTTGGATCGTCTAGATTGGCATGGACATGCATTTGACTATCATGGTTATATATCCATTGATCCAAAAAATACCTATACCGATTTCAAAGAGTATGCAATAGAAAACAAAGCAGGCCAAATATATTTTGGACCGGGCTATCGATCACACAAAGTCGTAGCTCACGAGAGATATGAAGGAACACGGATTACTCTAGGGTTTGATGTAGTTTCGACTAATAATACTGGCTTTGTTAAAAATATACACATTCCCTGGAACAACCTATCATTCATCCCATTATGATGCAACAAGACTTTGAACTTTTAACCAATGCAGTTCCTGCTGAGATATGTAGGTTGTGTGCAATACAATATGAAATGCAGGAATCGTGTTGTTCTGTGATATATCCAAATACATCAATGGCTGACGGATCTCCGAATTCATTCGCAAGATATGCTCCACTATGTTTTGAAGCACTATCTGTTTATCTATTACCTGTGATAGAAAAAATTGTAGGAGAAGAATTATATCCTGTATATTCCTATGCAAGAATTTATTACACTGGTAGTAGATTAGATCCTCATTTCGATCGATCCAGCAGCGAAATAAGCATAAGTGTGTGTATAGAAAAAGATCAAGAAGACTGGCCGTTGTTTATTAAATCAGAACAAGGTGTAACTCACGAAATAAATCTCAATCAAGGAGATATCGTAATTTACAAAGGCAACGCTCAAGAACACTGGCGCAACGAATTTACCGGAAAAAAACAAATACAGTGTTTTTTACAGTATGTAAAAGTTGCAGGAAATTTATCTTGGTTAAAGTGGGATACAAGGCCGAGTCTAGGTTTACCGTATGACTATGTCGGCCCTGAAGTAAGAGCAGAAGTAGCTAAAGTTATGGCTGCTGATAAGCAAGCTGGAAAAATTTAATCAGATTGTTTGACTAAACTCGGGCCTGCAACAGTTCTTCCGTTTCCGTAAGTTTGTTCAAAATATGCTTGAGCTTCTTTGATGTTTGCTGCTTGACATGTTTCTCTTACGATTTTGAGAGAAGTCAAAGACTCTCGTAAAAAAATCTCATATGTTTTTAGATTATCCGACATTTAATACTCCTTGTGATTATTTAACAGAGTTCATCCATTCATCAAGTGTATAAAATGGATCAACTAATTGTTTATAGTATGCTCTACTCTTATTTATGATGTCTATTCCGGAAGTTTCTTGAGAACGAGCAGCCATCTGTTGCTGTAGCACGGAGTGATCAAAACACTCTAAACCCTGTATTACCGTTAACCAAGCAGCTTCAGAATAACCCAAGCATTGGGGTTCGATGCCGTCTCGATAATAAAATTCTTCCCAAGCTCGAAGCTTGTCTTTTAAAGAATCCGGAATAGTGTTTGGATCCTTTAATTTCTTCCAATATTCGCTGTCGTTTCTTTTTCCTCTATAATGCAAGGCTAGGAAGTCTTTGATATCGTTGTAAATCACATACATTCTATGATTAAATCTTTCAGTTTGCTGCGACTGTTCTTTGGTTGATTTATCCGGCTGCCAGTGATCTGATAATGCATACATGGCTTCTATTATAACTGCAACTCCGTTGGCTTCTAGCGGTTCAAGAAATCCAGAACTTAACCCAACTGCAACCACATTATTTTTCCAATGTAATCTAGATATGCTCGGTGTATAGGTAAAGTTTGCCACCGGTTCTATTTTTTTATTAAATCTAGTTGTTGCTTCGTCGATGGCTTGATCTAATGTAGTGCAGTCCGGATCAAATATATAGCCATTGCCCGATCTATGTCTGAGATTGATGTTCCAAGACCATCCGTACTGCATAGCAATGGCATTAGTAGTCAGCGACGGAGTTGGATCAGGATGCCACCAAGCCACTACACTTCTTGCAGGAAAATTTTCACTGAGATCGATTTGCTCAACTTTTAATAATTTACTGATAAGCAATCTAGAAAATCCAGAGCAATCAAAGAACCAATCTCCTTCAATTTTCCTGCCGTCTTTTAAAATAATTTTGGTTATGTTGCCGTCGATATCACGTTCACCGTCTACGTATTCACCTAGAACTACTTCTAAATTTCGTTTTAATCCAATGTCTTTGAACCACAATGCTGCGGCACGACTGTCAAAATGCCACATAGGAACGCAAGGTAGTTGAGTATAGCTACCAAAGGGAACTTTATTTTGTCTTATAAATTCTCCGGAATGAAACATATTATGTAATGGAACATTATTGGCTACTACTGTTTTTAGATATCCGCTACGTATTTTTTCAGCAAACACTTTATTCAACGCAATATCAAGAGTCGGAGAGTTGTCTAAGAATTTGTTCCAATTATCCAGCCACGGCGAATGATCAGTTTGCATAACATGAAGAAACTCTGTGCCAACACCGTTCCAGTCAGTGAATCGTCCACCTAGCTTAGGAGTGGCATTTGTAGCCTTCACAAACTCATCTTTGTTTATGTTTATTCTGTTTAAAAAATCAGTGAATAGTGTATTGCCACTTTCTCCTGCTATGATTGGAGGTTTATTAGGATCTTCAATTATTGTGATAGAAAGTTCGGGCCAGCAGCGTTGGATATACAATGCTGTCATCCAACCTGCACTTCCTCCGCCTAGTATAACTATTTTTTTCATAAAGCCCTATTAAAATTTATATTCTATCACTGGCACACGTTTTTTCAATATTTCAATACATTCGCGATGAGGTATGGATTGTGTTAAGTCTGCATTTAAAATCAACATTTTTTCAATGTCGTTGTCATATTTTTCTCTACAATGACTGTTGTATACATCTAAAGAATGTGTATGATCAATCTGTCGCAGTCCGTGCATTACCTGTATAAAGTTTAGAGTCTTAAACAGCAACAATGGTTCTCTAAAAAAATTATTGTCTACATTATTTTTTTTAAAGTAATCTAAATTTTCTTGATTGAAATCTGTAATTTTTAAAGATTGTTTACACCAGCGCCAGAACTCAGTGTCATTGCGTTGTGTAAAATAGTGCAGTTGTATAAAATCAACAATGTTATCGGCAACCTGAGTCATTAGTTTATTATATTGTCTAGCAGTAGACTCCTCGCCTTTTGTGTAGTGTTTTATCGTGGCTATTAAATTAGCGCACTGCTGTATTGTTGTACCTATGCTACTGGCTTCTAGCGGTTCTACAAATATACTGCTGAGGCCAATTACTGCACAATTTTTAGTCCAAAACTTATCAACGTGTCCTGCTGAAAATTTAAACTTTTTTCCTATAGAAATATCACTAATTGCTAAATGTTTTTTGTAGTGTTCTTTGATTTCTAAAACCGCTGCATCATCGTCGATAAACCGATCGCAGTAGACATAGCCATTGCCAAATCTATCCTGAGTGGGGATTCGCCAACTCCAGCCACTGCTCAGTGCTGTTGCTTCTGTATATGATGGAATGTCCTCTTGGTACGGAGTTTGAAATGCTATAGCACTGTTCATAGGTAGGAACTCGCTCTTGTCGATCCAGTTTAATCCTAGCTTATCCCCAATGACTCTTTTGAATCCAGAGCAATCAATGTAAAAATCATAGGCATGAATCTGATCTGTAGAGTCAACAAGACTTTCAACATGTCCGCTTTCGTCTAGTTTTACTTCTTTTATTGTGGTATCGATTACTGTGATGTTTCGTTCAGCGCATTTATTATGTAGAAATGTATTCAACTTTGCAGTATCAAAATGAAACTGATTTATATTTTCGTGCAAGGGCTCGTAGTGTCTTGATTTTTGACTGCCGTTGCCTAGTGTGTGTAGCGGATCCCATTTTTCGCCAATCATTCTATACCATGTATAGGGTATATCGCTTTTTGGATCAACTCCTGCAAAGTCTTCTAATAGACTGTGAAAATAATGAGAACCATCTCCGTGCCAATTGGTAAACTTTATTCCAATTTTAAACGTAGCACCTGTTTGTTCAAACAGTTCATGAAGAGAAATTTCACAGTACTCTACAAAAAATCTCCAATGCTCAGTGGTGCCTTCACCAACTCCAATTATTCCAATGTTTGATGATTCAATTATGGTAATTTTAAAGTTAGGATATGCTTTACGAATCATTAATGCAGCAATGAGTCCGCTGGTTCCACCACCTAGAATACATACTGAGTTTATCATTTATATTGTTGTTTAATAAGTTCTATAGTTTTTTCGTGAGAAAGAAATTCCCAATTTTTTTCTGACGGTACTCTACTTAGCTCGTTTTCTGTAACGGTTTGCCAGACCTGAAAATTATCTAAATATTTTTCTTTTATTTTTGGAATATTAAACATTCCTAACCCGTGCATGACCTGGATCCAATCTAACTCATCAAACAATTCATAATTGTTTTCATGAAAGAAATTCCAACTTACAAAATTATCTTTAAAATAGTCAATGGTTTCGCGATTAAAATTAGTTAATACCATATCATTTTTGCACCATCGCCAAAACTCTGTGTCTGTTCGCTGACCGAGATAATGTAATTGTACAAAATCTAAAATATTCTCGGATACACGATCAAACGTTTTATTATACTTTCTTTCTATGAACTGATCCTCTTTCGACCAACATACTAAGGAACTGGCTAGACATTTTATCTGTTCTATAGTGGCTCCTATGCTACTTGCTTCTAATGGCTCGATAAAACTTCCAGACAATCCAACCGCTACACAATTTTTAATCCAAAATTTATCTACTTTACCCGGAGTAAAATCAATTACTTTTGCTATTTTAATTTTATCTTTATACTCTTTCTGCAATTCCTCAAGTACAGTATCAACATCGGCAAAGTTATTATTAAAAACATATCCATTGCCAAATCTATCCTGAGTAGGGATTTGCCAACTCCATCCGTGCTGTCTAGCAGTGGCTGTGGTAAACGTGCTTATCTTTCCATCCAATGGAGAAGGGAATGCTATTGCTGAGTTGGTAGGTAAATGTTTCTGATATGATACCCATTTACTACCTAGCTGCTTGTGTATGACTCTTTCAAATCCTGTTGTATCGATGTAAAATTCAAATTGATGACGATATGCTTCGCCTACAAGAGTATCTACATTTCCCGATTTGTCTAATTCAACTCTAACAACAGTATCTTCTATAATTTTTATGTTGCGATCAATACATAATTTTTCTAAAAAAGAATTTAGTTTAAATGTATCAAAATGAAATTGTCCTACTCCTGATCCTAAAGGTCCGGCAATCTTTCCTTCCAACGCTAAATCAAACACAAGTGTTTCTGGATCTACGTTGTTTGCTACGAAATTCATAAGAGTAAACGGCAAGCCAGTGTAGCTATCTTGAGAAACAAACCATTCGGGTAGGCTATGATAAAATGTATCCTTGCCATTTCTCCAGTTTACAAATTTTATTCCGTGTTTAAATGTTGCACCGGCATTTGTAATTATGTCATTTACAGATATACCGGTAAGTTTTGAAAAATCCTCCCAGTGTTCGTTTGATCCCTCGCCTACACCGATAGCCCCAATTTTGTTAGACTTAATCACAGTGACCGGCAAGTCAGTAAAACATGCTCTAAGCATCAATGCTGATATTAGTCCTGCGTTTCCTGCTCCTAGTATTCCCAGTGTGTTAATCATGGTAATTCTAAAATTATAGATGCATCTGTATCAGCACTTGAATTAATTTTGCCAGTAGGTAATACATTAAAACTGATGACATGTCTATCAAAGTTCTCTACGTGAGGCGGAGAATGATGAAATACGTAACTAGGAAAAATAATTAAACTTCCAGGAACAGCCATGGTTCTCTCAAACGGCGAATGATCCTTTCTTAAAATTTCTAACTGTGTCATAGTTCGTGGAATAACAGGATCTTCAAACACTGTAGGAGACCCACTAGACAAATAATAAATTCCGCTGAAAAAACTATTGGTGTGTTTGTGAAATGTTTGGTGCATGCCTTGATTTTTTAGACTTTTATTATACCAACTGGAACTGATACTAAATTTATCGCAATCGTATTTTTGCGTTATTCTAATTTCTTCTAGACAAGTACGAAACCAATCAAATAATCCAGCAAGTTTTTGATCTCGATGAAGAGGAATCTGGTAACTCAAATTACTACTGAGTTTAGGAGACACACCTAATGATTGGATGTGTTCTACAATCTCTAAAGATTGAAACTGTTGGTTAGTAAATCTAAAAAATTCTACAGGAAATAGTTTTATTACTTCCATTTACCACTCGATCCAACCTGTAAGTAGATATTTTTCTCCTGCTAATGGAGGGTTTCCTCTATGAGCATGTGTATAGGTAGCTGGCCATATAGCTAATGTGCCAAGCGTGGCAGGTATCCGCATGCTTTGATACAACCATTCAGTTTCTCCTCCCTCTTCTACCGTATTGAGATACAGAGACCAGGCAGCTATCCGAGAACATCTTTCTAAGCCGTCCGATTCAAAATGCCAAATATGATAACCTTCGCTGGGCAGTGTTTTTTGTATTTTCATAGAACGCACATGATGTTTTCCAGTTTCGGCCAGCACACTGTAGTGTTTAAGATACGACTCCCAACAGACCCAGAACTTTTGTAGAAACGGATGTAATACGGTAAGGTCTGGAGTTAGTCGCATGGAATCATCTGACAATACAAATACAGCTCTATCCTGTTTAATGTGACCGGGTGATTCGAATCTGGGAAAAGATAATTGTAAATTTTCCAAGGCATGATATCTAGCTATAATATCGTTGCAGGTAGCTGCATCTACTAAATTATCCCAAGTTGCTATATCTTTTTGTATTTTCATGAATCCCACTTAAATTGTTTAATAACACTATATATCATATTACTTGGTACCTTACTATGAATCATGACGAACTAATACCCCTTTTTTCAAAACCTATATTAACATCTAAAATAACAAGTGTAGACGTTGACTTGTCATCTGTAAAGTGGGCAAGAAACTATCAAAATTGGATCAGTGAAAGTCAAAATATTTTAAGCACAGAGCCTTTCAAGAATATGCTAGACGAGATAGGAAATAAACTTGCTGATTATTTTTACGGTGTCATGCGAGTATCCACAGATACAGAAATTTACATTACAGAATCATGGCTAAATAAAACCGAAGCAGGTCAAAGTCATCATAGGCACTGGCATCCAAATTCAATATTATCGGGTGTGGTAACTTTATCCAGCGATGCTGATTCGGGACACTTAAAATTAATAACCAGTCAGTATGATACTTTGGAATTTGAAGTGGTTGAGGCATCGATATACAATTCAAAAAGTTGGTCTTTTCAATCAACTGCTGGTAACATTATAATTTTTCCTTCTAACGTAGAGCATTTAGTAGAACCCTATCACGGAAGTGAACCTAGAATTACCCTAAGCTTCAACACTTTCGTTAAGGGAAAAATCAACAGTTTGCCATTGACACAATTATATCTATGAGTCTTAGTTCAGTATCTCCTTTTCCGCCGGTAATTTTTCGCGATCATTTTGAATTTATAGATACGCATCTCGCAGCTGCCTATGAAATGTTACAGGCTGCTACAGATTCGAACACCAATCTAGAAGTTGGTGACGCTCAAAGCACAGTTGCCAATCAAAATAATGCACCGCATAGACACCCGACCTTCATAGATTTCTTTGGGTGGATGGAAGAAAAAAGCAATCATATAATACAGCAATGGAACTTAGATACCAGCAATCAATTCTACATAGGCAATAGTTGGATCAATCGACACGGACACACCGGAGAAACAATTGCACACAATCACGGATTTAGCTCACTGAGCTGTGTGGCATATATTTCTTTGCCGGATCAATCAGGATTTACTCAATTTCAAGATCCGCATTATACCCTTAAAAATCTGCATGAAACTAGTTCACTGCAGGAGTATTATTCTATCCCAGTAAAACAAGGTGATGTTCTATTTTTTCCAGGGTGGATGATGCACAAGTCTGAAAAAAATAACAGCATTGAAGACAGAGTAATTTTGTCAGCAAATGTTGTAAATTTTACCCTTACAAAATTTTTTACGTTTGGGAACATTGTAACCCAAAGTTGATTTTATCATAAATATATGTATATGTTAATTGGGCTCACATGTCAGTACCTTTAAAAAATTTAAGAATTACACCAAGAGAAAGCGAATTCCTCGATCGAAAAACCGGTATATCTGGAGAAATTTTTTATGACAGGGATGTCGATACCCTTAGACTGTATAATGGAGTAATCGGCGGTGTTTCGCTGGCCAAAGCCAGTCTCACCAATGTGTCTAATGCAGATTTCTTAGCCAAAGCAACTTCAGCAGGATTTAGCGGTGGAGTACAATCGGGAGTGGCTGGAAAAATAGCCTACTATCCGTCGAATGGATCGCAGGTCAACGACTTAACTGCGTTAACGTGGTTAGATGACTCTACTAACACACTGGTGTTATCGGGCGTGATTGATATCACAGGTCAAAAAAATCGTATTAGGTTTCATTGGGATACTCTAGCAGATCTCACAGCTGAGGTATCTCCTGTGGATTATCACGGTATGATAGCTCATGTGCATGACACTGGCAAACTGTACTATGCTCATGCAGGAGCTTGGGTACCCGTAGCTGCAGAAAGTAGTCTGCCTAACACATTCAGCACCATATCTGTAGCTGGCCAGTCTACTATTGAAGCTGACTCTACTGCTGACACACTAACATTGGTTGCTGGCTCTAATATTACTATTACTACTAATGCTGGCACAGATACAATAACCATTAATTCAACAACCAGCACAGGTAGCATTACTTTTGTGGGAACTACTATAGATTCCGCAGACAGTTCTACCATCACATTCACTCCTACAGTGGCTTTTGATTCAGATGTTGTAGTAGGAAATGAAATAGTATTTGCAGACGGCACACGGCAGGCGACTACAGCTGTGGGAGTTCCGGGTCCTCAAGGTCCTCAAGGTCCTCAAGGAGCATCGGGAGCAGGAACAGGAGATGTACTAAGTGCAGGCGGTGGATATGTAGATAATGCTATCATACGCTATGATGGTACCACAGGTACTATTATACAGAACAGTTCAGCAACTATATCAGATGCCGGTTTACTCACAGCTACCAACTTTAGTGGCGGTGGTGCATCGCTCACTGCCTTAAATGCCACTGAATTAACTTCAGGCACCATACCGAATGCACGATTTCCGGCTACACTACCTGCAGTAAGCGGAGTAAATCTCACAGCACTACCTGCAACATTACCAGCGGCCAGCGGCACTAATCTTACTGCGTTAAACGCAACTGAACTTACCAGCGGCACTGTGCCTGTTTTAAGATTAGGAGCATCGGGTACTAGAGATGCTACTACATACTTGAGAGGCGATAATACGTGGGCCACTGTGTCGGGTGGTGGTACAGCATCAGACAGTTTTGCTACCATAGCAGTAGCAGGACAAAGTTCAGTGGTAGCTGATTCGGCCACAGATACATTAACCTTAGTAGCTGGCTCGAATATAACTATAACAACAAACGCCGGCACAGACACCATAACTATCGCTGCTGCTGGCGGGGGCACGGCGTCAGACAGCTTTGCTACTATAGCGGTAGCTGGCCAATCAAACGTTGTAGCAGATTCGGCCACTGACACTCTTACAATAGCCGCGGGCACAGGAATCTCAATCACCACCGATGCCGGTACAGATACTGTGACCATCACCAGCACTGTATCAGCAGGCGCCACAGCATTCACTGGACTTAGTGATGCAAGTTCTGCTTCATTAACTGTGGATAAAATTTATCTACCAGCGATTACTATGCTGACAGTGACTGCCAACGGAGCCACAGCATACAGATTTGATCAATACGGCACCACAGATGATCCTACCATATATGCCATCAATGCTACTACCATAGCATTTAATTTAATGGGGGCTAGCAGCCATCCTTTCTTGATACAGGACAATACCGGCACAAATTATAACACTGGGTTGGTACATGTCGCTACCGATGGCACAGTTAGTACAGGATCAGGCGCACAAGGTAAAATGTCAGGAACGTTGTATTGGAAGATTCCGGATAGTATCAGCGGCAACTACAGATATCAGTGCGGTTCTCATGCTGCTATGGTAGGAACTATAGTTGTTAAGAATTTCAGTACTATCTAATTTTGCTGCGCTTGTGACCAATCTCTAAGCCTAGTTTCTAATTTTTTTCTTATAGCCGTGATATCCTGCTTCATCTCACCGCCCATAGTAGGCAGCTGTCGACTATAGACCATCTCCATGTGCATGCTGTCTAATTTTTTTATTTCAGAAATTAGGGTATTCAACAGTTTTTGAGATTCCTGTTTAGCTGAACCGTCGGGCATGGTTTCGATAGCTGTGCGATACCTTGCGCAATCTTCTTGGAATCTACTAGATCTTTGTAATAGATTTGACATTTTCTAACTCCAGTATAGTTTCTATTTTTACACGTATTACTTGATTATTTAATGTGGTACGCAATCCCGAGTGTAGTTGTTTGGGCAGGCAATCCAAGTCTGCCCAGCATACGGTCTTTGATGCCAAGGTTAAAAACTCCTGATCGACCACGCAGACATATGTGCCATATTCAAAACCACGATCTTCAGATAGATACAGTTCAATAGGAACTATACGACCCTGTGCATATTGGTTTAATAATTCATCTGCATCTTCTAAGAGACTGTTATTGCGCTGGAATGTAGGCACAGTCCACCGCTCATCGTCCAAGATCAGCAGTATACGACCTGTGGTTTTAGCTAAGAATAGTAGTCCGGCACGCTGTTGCATGCCAGTACTTATCCGCCGGCGAGCTTGAAGTTCCACTCTCCTGGCAAGTACTCACCTTCGAAGGCCTTGATCCATTGTGTACCATCCCACTTGTATTTGATACCTGTGCGTATATTTTGGATGTGTGTAGGACTAAATTCTTCACCTAGTATATCTGCTGCCTCTAATGTGTTTTGATCTGGATCCCAGATGGTGGTCCATTTATGCCCAGTCCATTCTATAATAGAGTTGGCCTTGATAACAGGATCTGTGCCGTCTTGATTTTCCCAAGATGAATCGTTGTTGCTGGGCTCTCTCCAGGCTTGTGGACCTCGGTAAGGAACGCTGGTACTGTCTGCAGGTTGGGAAGGTAAGTTGATGTAGCCGCCACGGTTCTCACTGTTGTTGACATCATCCAGCATTAAAAATCTCAAACCCAACGGGATAGCTGCATGTGATCCGTATACTTCTAAAGGATTATACTTGTAAGGATCGATGATAGCATCCACAGTACCTCTGGCAGAAATGCCTGGTATAGTACTGGCTATATCGTCATTGGCCGGATATGTATCAGCATCCAAGGACACAGTAAGTATGCTAGAATCTAGCGGGTTAATTACAAATGTTCCTACTATTTCATAGCCGCTGGCTTTTTTAAACCAAACTTCGCTGCCCGGAACATAC